ACGAAGAGGAAATTCAAGTCATCGAACTCGATGGCGAAGAAACAAGCCTTGACGATGTTAGAAAGTGGCGTGATGGCCATCTTATGCAGTCTGACTATACAAAGAAGTCTCAAGTTTTGGCGGAAGAACGCAAGACGTTTGAAGCAGAGCGAGAGTCTGAGCGCAAATCCATTAGTGAAGCGCAATCTAAAGTTGACGAAATGAAAGCCATGCTTGAAGTTCTCGTTGACGAGGATTCGCATACCGATTGGGACGCGCTATGGGATAGTGACCCGGACGAGTGGAAGATTCGCAAGGAGAAGTTTGAGAAGCGCCAGAAAGCCCTTGAGAAGGTCAAGGCTAAACGCTTCGATGCTGATCCTGCAACGATTAAGGCAGAACAGGCAAAGCTTTTACAAGCGAATCCTGACTGGCTTGATAAGGATGGAAAGCCGACTGAAACGTATATCAAAGACACTAAACTGTTGAATGATTACGCGCTGAAGGTTGGTTTCTCATCTGAAGAATTTGCCCAAATGACCAAAGCCCATTATCTGTTGACCATCCTGAAAGCGGCGAAGTATGACGCCATACAGGACAAGGGCAGAGAGATAAAGAGCAAGCGTGAAAAAGTGCCGGTAGTGACTAAGCCTAAAAAGTCGGTTACAGCCCCTGCTGAAAGGGATGCGGCAACCGTTTTGTATGGTTAACTTATTGGAGTTTAATTATGGCTACTTTAGCATCTTCAGTGCTTACCCTGAACGATTGGGCCAAAAGGCTTGATCCGAATGGTAAGACCGCGACAGTGGTAGAACTGCTGTCGCAATCAAATCAGGTAATCTCGGATATGCCGTTTATGGAAGGTAATCTTCCGACCGGCCACCAGATCACCCAACGTACCGGTTTGCCGACGGTTTATTACCGTCTGATGAATCAAGGTGTCCCGAAGTCCAAATCCACCACGGCTCAGATTGTTGAGAGTGTTGCCCAACTGGAAGCACGTTCCGAGGTTGATAAGGACGAGGCGGAGCTGAACGGCAACGTGAATCAATACCGATTGTCTGAGTCTATGGCTTTCATGGAAGCCATGAACCAGAAGCACGCTACCACGCTGTTTTATGGCACTGCTGCAAACCCTGAACAGTTCGTTGGTTTTGCGCCGCGTTACTCAAGCCTGACCGCGACCAATGGTCAGAACATCTTGTCTGCTGATGGTACTGGCTCTGACAACTGTTCTATCTGGCTGGTTGGCTGGGGTGATGCAGGCTGTTACGGTATCTTTCCGAAAGGCTCTAAAGCGGGTCTGGAACATGAGGACTTGGGTCTGGGTGATGCGTTTGACGGTTCTAACAACCGTTTCCGCGCCTACATGGATCGTTACGTCTGGAAGGCTGGACTGTGCGTGAAGGATTGGCGTTATGCTGTCCGTATCGCTAACATCGATGTTTCCGACCTTGCTGGACTGACCGGAACACAGGCTATCGGTGCTTCAACTAATATCATTAAGTTGATGAGTCGCGCCATTGACCGACTGCCGTCGATGAATGGTATCAGCCCGGTATTCTATGTTAACCGGACTGTAGCATCGCATCTGCGTCTGGTTGGTCTGGATAAGAGCGCGTCGGCCGTAACTGTTGAGCCTGGTCTTAACCAGTTCGGTAAGACTATTTTCGAAACCCGTTTCCTTGGCATTCCAGTCCGTCTTGTTGACGCGCTGACTGTCGCTGAAACTGCTGTATCATAAGGAGGCTATCATGATTCTTGATGCACAAACTCAGTTCTCCGACTCTCAGGCGTTGACTGCAACTGCTATTTCGACAAACGTAATTGATCTGGGTGTTGCTCAGTCGATTGGTAACGGTGAGCCTATGGCTGTACTGTTCAATGTTGAGGTCGCGGCGGATCAGACAACTGGTGACGAGGATTACACCTTCGATGTCAAGTACGCGACCAATGCGGCTTTGACTACTGGCGAACAACTGCTAGGCCGTCGAATCTTTGAATCTGGAACCCCTGACGCACCGGCACAAGACGCCGATCTGCTGGTAGCGGGTTTCACCTTCTCGATTCCGATTCCGCCGACCAGTGGTGCCGAAGATGCGCGTTATCTTGGTGTAGAATATACCCTTGCGGGTACTACTCCGACGGTTACGGTATCGGCTCATCTGGTGCCGCAGTCGTTCATTGATGCGCGTGTTGACTACGCTGATGGCTACACCATCACCTAATGAAAGTTAGGGTTAAGGAAGGGTGTACAGGCTGGATATATAATCAGCTTCGGCATGAAGGTGAAACCTTTGAATTAGTCGAAGTTGCGGGTATAAACGGCAAACGTAGCCCTGAACAGCAATTCTCCGATAAATGGATGCAGAAATTGCCCGGACGTCGGAGAAAGGCGAAGTAAAAGGAGGGACTTCGGTCCCTCTTTTTTTTAAGGTGGAATATGCTTGATACTTACGAAAACCTGAAGCTTTCAATTATTAACTGGTCGCATCGTGAAGATATGGACTTGTTAATAGATGATTTCATCGACATAGCCGAGGCTGAAATGTTCGCCAATCCTGTTGAGCCTTTGAAGGCCAGGAGTGGTGAGACACGCGCAGCTTTTACCACTAGCACTAGTGACCGCTTTGTAGCTCTGCCAACTGGATATATCTCCATGCGCAAGGCGCGAATACAGATTACCAACGGTCCGTCTATCGAGCTGGAATATAGAACACCAGCACAATTGAATTTAAAAGACACTGTTGGAACGCCTTTGTATTTTACAGTGACAGACCAAGTTGAGCTTGACCGCATATCGGATCAGGCTTATACGGGCGAGTTTCAATATAACGCTGAATTTACCGCGTTAAGCACGTCAAATACGACCAATGCTATCCTAACCAATCATCCGAATATCTACCTGTATGGTTCGTTGTGGGCGCTGTTTAACCATGCTGTCGATACGGAACAGGCGTCGAAGTATTACGCTTCTTTTATCGATGCGATACGGGGGGCTAATAAAGAGGCTAAAGCGGGTCGATATGGCCCCGCGCCTGTGATGAGGATTGAAGGGGCAACGCCTTAATGTTTCAGACCGTCCCTTTGAATATTGCCGGACCATCCTATCAGGATAGATCACGCCCTTTGTCCAGCCAGCAAACGCGGAACTTCTATCATGAAGTTAATCCTTCAGGTAAGGACAAATATGTAATCAAGTCTTTTCCTGGTCAAAAGCTATTCGGATCAGGTGACGCGGGTAAAGAGCAGGGTTCGCACAGGGTTAATGAGACTTTAATCCGTGTCGTGAACAACACACTCTATACTGTGAATAGCGCAGGCGTACACACTAGCCGAGGTACGATAGCAGGCGATAGGTGTATCTTTGCAAATGACGGTGAAACCGTCTTTATCGTTGCTGATAACGTCTATCAGTTCAATACCCTGACCAATACACTAACAACTGTCACCGACCCTGATATTGTCGGGGCTAAGTCAGTCACGTTTATCAATAATCAGTTTGTTTACACGTTCGATACCCTATCTGTGTTTTCAACTGTGGGCGATGGGTCGAGCGCAACCAGTCTAAATGCGGTTAGTGCTGAGGCTAGACCGGATAAGCTTGTCCGGGATTATGCGTTCGATCAGGTGTTGTACCGATTTGGGACTCGAAGTGTTGAGCTTTGGTATAACTCGGGTGTCGGGACTCCACCATTTGACCGGATGGAAGGGCAGTTATTCAATGTTGGTCTAGGCGCGATTCATTCGGTAGCGAATACGCGAGAGTATCTCTATTGGTTTGGCAGTGATAATCAAATCTACAGGGCTAGAGGGGGCCAGGAAGAGCCGATTTCTACCCCTGCTATAGCGGGTGCGATTGATGGTTACGCGACCGTAGCGGACGCTACAGGCGATATAATCGCTATAGATAATAAATACTTCTATGTTCTGACTTTTCCAACTGAAAATAAGACGTGGGTAATCAATGAAGAGTTAGGCACTAATGGATGGTTCGAGCTTTCAAAAGGTATTGATGACAATCGATTCAATGCTGGATCAATCGCGCATGTGTACGGTAAGAATTTAATCAGTGATTACCAGACCGGCAAACTGTATGAGCTGGATTTTAACACCTACACGATAGGTGGCAGCACATGGCAGCGGCGCAGGGTGCTGAGTTCGGTCAATGGTGATGTGTTCGGACAGAAAGGCAAGCGCGTTCAAATGTCCAGACTGGAACTGATTATTGAAACAGGCACTGGATTAACATCTGGACAGGGTGCAGACCCTAAAATTATGATTGAACCGTCTTATGATGGTGGTAGAACATGGGGCACAGGCACATGGATGAAGGTCGGGCGGTTAGGTCAGTTTGATATTCGTGCAGAGTGGTACAATTTGTCTAGTTTTTACGACATGATTGTACGAATTACGGTATCTGATCCAGTGAATTTCTCGATTTATTCCGGTTCTATCGATTTGAGGTTGGCAGGTCGATGAGTGTTAGCGTCAATCCGCCACCACAGTTAAAGTTCCCGCGTAAAATCCAGCAGGATAACGAGCTATGGCCGTTTTTCCGCGACCAACAGCAGATATTGTTCCAATTATGGAACAGAACAGGCGGAAATCGTGATGCGGTAGCGTCTGAACTGATTATTTTAGCGTCTAGCAGTGACTTTACACTGGATCAATTCGGCACTTTAACCCTGGTTGATGCTGGTGACGAGCAGATTGATATAGTTTTGCCTATTATTACTAATGAAACGATAGGCGAAACCGTTGCTTTTACGTTAGTTGATGATACGAACAACGCGGTATTAACTCCGCAAGGGTCACAAACGATCTTGGGGCATACAAGTTTAACGATGAACGAAAAATGGATGTCAATCTCACTGACGGCAGCAACTGATAGCTTGTGGGTGATTGCATGACCGGCACATATATCCCATTGCCAAAAAATACGGCGAATGACGCGGTATTAGTTGAAGAAAAGAACCCATTAACTGAGATTGAGGTGAATAATTTCCCTGTCACCCAACAAGTCAGCCTGATTGAAGGTTCAGCCCTTGGTAGTGGTGGGTTGAAGCTTGACGCATGGGGCATTCAGAAGTTTTCAAGGGCGCAAACCCTGTTTCACAGCAAATGGACGTTTAACATAGATCAACGTCAATGGTTTATGTATGAAAACGGAACCCAGGTTTACACCAGCACGGATATAACCTCAACTGGTGGGGCTGGTAAGCTATTAACCGACGCAACCAACACGGATTTAATGCTGGAAAGCCGTGAAACCCCACGTTATCAGCCGAATAGGGGTCATTTGTACTCAACGGCTCTATGGTGCCCAAGTAAAACAGCAGGGACAAAGCGCGAATGGGGCTTGTTCACAACCGAAAACGGGGTATTTTTCCGGCTCAAGAATGACGGGCTTTTGTATGCTGTTGTGCGCTCTAATTCGACCGATACAGAAGCATTAATCGATACCTCTGTTATTACTGGTTTTGATGTTGAGAAGGGCTATCTTTATGATATTGCTTTTCAATGGCGCGGGGTCGGTGATTATTACTTCTATATCAACCAGACTTTGGTCCACACTGTTGAAAATCTGGGTTTATTGACTGCGCTATCACTCCAGAATCCAGCATTACCGGCCTGTTATAAAGCCGTAGGGACTGCATTGTCCTTTGCTGAGATGAATATAGGCTGTGTTGATATAACGTCTGAAAACGGAGACAAGAACGACCGGGAGGTCTATCAATCCGCCTATGCCGAGGCTGTTTCTGTTTCGACTAATACGCCTGTTATTGTTTTGCGCCAGCCGCTACAAATAAGTTCAGCAACAAATACCCGTGTAATGACGCTGGCACGGATAACAGTACACTGTGATAAGCGAGCAGTTTTCAAGGTTTGGATGACTAGAGACCCAGCAGCGATAACCGGCGCAACCTTTCAAGCGTTACCGGGTTCTTCCTATGTTGAATGTGATTCAACGGATATGGATGCTACAGCGGTTAGGGCTACTTCCGTGACTGTGGCTAGTCTAAATTTTGTTACCGCGATGGTGGTGCCTGCTAATGGCGAAACTTCGGTAGATAACCCGTATCGTGACAGGATTGAATTCCCTATTGTCCGGGGTGATTATCTGGTTGTGACGTGTACAGCAGCCTCTGCAAACGCTGATTGTGTTATCGAATGGGGTGAACAAGTGTGAACACTTTAAATACTTGTATTAAAAAAGCGGTAGGCGATTCATTGAACGCAAAAGTTTTGCGGTTACAAAATACAATGCAGTCTTTACCGCAAGCGGATATACCGGTTAAGCATTATTTTGCAAACGGGTTTTATGCGCGTGAGATGACAATGCCGCCAGGGTCCGTTGTTGTTGGCAAGATACACAAATCCGAGCATATATGCATTGTGTCTCAGGGCAAAGTTGATGTTGTGAGTGAAGAACGAACGGAAACAATAACCGCGCCCTATACATACGTATCTAAGCCTGGAGCAAAGCGCGCATTATATGCGTATAATGAGGTTGTGTGGACTACGATACATTTATCAAACGAAACAGATTTAGAGAAACTTGAGACCGAGTTAATCGCTGAATCTTTTACTCAATTGGAGAGCCAATTATGTCTTGGATAGCAACGGCAATAGTCGCAAGCACTGCGGTTAATGCATACACGGGCAAAAAAGCTGCGGATGCATCCAGAGGCGCGGCGGCGACACAAGCGCAATCTGCTGATGCCGCAATAGCGGCTCAACAATTAGCGTCCGAACAAGGATTGTCGTACTTAAGCCCATTGCAGGATATTGGGCAAATGGGTTTTGATCGAGCCAGTTTTCTTGTGGACCCGCAACAGCAGTTTAACTATTTGCAGAATAACCCGTTGTTCGATCTGGCGTTACAAAATGCAAACACTCAGACCAATCAAATGGCAGCGGCG